CTGTAGCTTTTGTAAGGTCAACATAAATCCACTCGCGCAATCCGCCCTTACCATATTCTTCTAAAACACCACGGATAGCACCGTCAGAATAACCGTCAACACCAAGCATAGATACTAAATCAGCACGGCTGAGCTTGTGGCGCTCAATTAAATAACCGTCGTTGATTGTAGAAGCATCTGGTGCTGGGTAAATATTAAACGGGCTAACACGCTCCCATTCGAGCATCAAAGTGTTCTGTACATCAAGCACATACTCGCCGTCAGCGCCTTTTACCCAACGCAAAGCTGGGCGGTTACGAACTACTGGACCTTTGAGAATCGCTGATGGGAATGTAACCAAGTCGTCGATGAACTGCGCAAATGCTGTAGTCCACTGACCTTCTAACAACTGGGAGTGCATCTTGCGCTCCATACGTTCAGCTGTTTCTTGTGCAATATCAGTTAACTCACGATAAGCTGCATCTTTCAAATCAAGCAACATCTGCTTAACTTCTTCTTGGTCTGGGTTAATACCCATAGCCAACAATGCTTGCAACTTCTGTGTAGCTTCAGCCATCAATGAACCGATAATGTTCGGGTCCATATCAGGAATTGGGTTTGGTTTCAACGACCAAGGTTTGTCATCAGAACCAGTCAACAGAACGTCACGCAGCCAGCTCGAAGCAGCTCTGCACTTGTTAGACGTTAACATCATGTAAATTGTCGCGGAACCTTGCTCTCGTAATTGTGCTAATTTATCTGGGTCGTATTCTCCGCGACGAGCTCTTACCGACTTGAGCATCTTCTGCTCAATCGTATATTCCTTAGCCATACGAGCGTACATCCATTTTTGTTTAATATACGCTGCAAGATTTTGGATTACAGGTTCGTTATTCGCTTGCTGTGCTGCAGCTTTTTCTTCTTCTAGCAGTTGCTTCACAGATTTAATAGGGACGATTCCGCCTACCGTGACACCTGGCGCGTTCTGGCTAGTGATATTTAAAGCTTTTTCCATGCACAGTAACCATAAAAGGGGATTACCGAATATATACTCGGTAAATTGTTGAGAGTCAAGTAATTATACCCACACATAACTTGTTTTCACAATTTCTTTTGCTTTGGGTGTGAGCACATCACCTGTTAAATTACCATCGGCGTGCAAACATGCATACTGAAACGCGTCGGCAATATGAGAATACTTATTTTTCTCGGGTTTGTCATCAACATCACCCGAAGATTTCACTTTATACCGGTATCCGCCACGTAAAGCATTGATTAAATTGCGGCATCCTGGGTCAATTAGCAGCGCAGCATCACCGTCTACAGACCTAGTTAACAGCTTATCTACAGCCGTCAAACGGGCCACAATACTGTTACTTTTAGCCGGAATTACCCTAAAACCTTCCTGTTTCAGGATATCAAACACACTTCTTTCGTCTGTCTGAGCTCTTTGCTGGCCTGCAGGGTCACCAATTACGATGACTGGCATGCCTGGGTATTTATTCGCTAATAACGGCTTGAGCTTCTCTCTAACGAAGCGTAGCGTGCCCATACCCTCAGACACCAACTCATCAAACGTCAAAAATCTACCTCGAACATCAATCTGACTTAGCGTACAAGCTGGTGTCAGACCAAAGTCCATACCGATTACTATCGGGTTTGTTGTTGACCTGATGAATGTGAGCGACTTTTCGGCCACATGAGTGTCTCGGTCAAAGGCCCTAAAAACAGGCTGACCACTAAGCGACTTACCAAACTTGGCATTAATATAAACATCAATCCAGTCCTCCGACTTACCTTCTGCTAAGTTCTCATAATACCCTTCTGGCAAGAACTCTACCCAATCCGCTTCAGGACTGAGACCGGACGGCTGGAAAAAACATTCAGCGTTAGCTGGAGGGTCAGACAAATACTGTTCCCAGAACGTATCCATGTCTGGCGGGTTAGTCATCCCCCAAATATGGGCGTTAGAGTGGCCATCGTCAGTAACGCAGCCAACGCCATTATCAAGTTTAGAAGGGTAACGACCAAGTCGGCCCTGGAGGGCGTTAAAAATCTCGGGGTTAATTTCTCGAAACTCATCAAGAATACCAAAACTAGCCTGCAAAGAAAGCAAGCGCCGAACGTCGTTAGAGTCGTCAAGACCACGGAATAAGATTTCGCACTCAACGTCATCGAATCTAAGAACAAATTTATACTCCGATTTCAAATACGAACCAGCCTGCCCGTCAGGGAACCAACGCAACACATCCGGTATGGATGTATCTCGAAGCTGCTCTCGTGTGTTACGAACCCAGATTGCACGGCTTCTGCGTATGCCATCCTTACACGGGGCCATCTGTTTAGCGTGATACGCAATTTTCACAATACCAGCCGTTGTTTTCGTACTACCCACCGGCCCGACGATTAATGAAACGAATGCTTCACTCTGCAAAAACGGTTCAACGCTTGGCGGCGGTGTGTAATTAAGATGACTCATGTTTATTTTCGTCTGTTATTTGTACAGGTTCTGGTGTTATGTCTATAAAATCGTCTTTTTTAGACATATCGGGTTTCGGAGTGCTGAAATTTATGGAAATACTAAACCCTGGCCCTGATGCTACCTGCTGGTTCGCTTTCGGCTCCATATCAGCCAATTTCGCACCTAATTTAATAAATTCAAGCTTCTGAATGAGCGATGCTTCGTGCGAACGGGCTAATCTGTACGCTTCTTCAAACACATCCTCGGTCAAAGCCTTCGCTTTTAGCTTAAAAGTCAGCCCTGAAGCCTCTAATTCAGCCTTTTGCTTGTCAACTGCTATCCAAAATGGCTTGTAATCTTTCAGTTTTTGCCACTGTTCAGGGGTCAAACCGTACCTTTCGGCGAGTATTTCAGGCTCTTCTAGGCCCATTGCACACTGCAAAATCAGCTCTTGCGAGGCACTTAACGCCGGTTTATACACCGGAACGTCATCAAATTCTTCAAGATTTAGCTCTGTGCTCATCAACATAGCGCTCCAATATGATACGGACCATCTGAGAGAACGTACGCTTCTCCAATTTCGCCACTACGCGGATGTAATCCACTACGTCCTTTTCAAGGAACATGTTATGGCGATGCATTTTTTCGCGGTTTTCTACCACTTTTCTTACCTTTACATGTGTCTGACGTGTGTATCTTACTAGATTTTCTTTGTTTTGCAAGCATTACACGTTCTTCATGGTGGTGTACTCGATGACAGTTACTGCATAACACCACGCATTTCGCTATTTCTTCGAGGATTCGTTTCTTTGTATGCCCGTCTGATACGAGCTCATTTACTTTTTTGTTGTTTTTCTTGCGTTCGACGTGATGGAAATCTAACGCCGCTGGGTGGTCATACCCGCATTGAATGCATTTTAGAGTTGATTTGTAGTTGTTAAACCAAGTGCGATGGACCTTTTTCTTAGCATTAATCTTTTTAATGATGTTCTGCTTATTTCTTTCGTAATGAGCCTTTGAATACTGGGCCTGTTTTTCTTTGCGTATTGCGGGGTCCTTGTACGGCATTCAATCTCTTTCTCCAATACAAAGCGTCACTATAACCCCATGGGTCCGTTGGGTCAAATAACTTAAAGCCGTTGTTGATAAGAGAGTTAGCCGAAGGAGGATTGTCACGAGTGTCAGTAATAACCCAATTCCAACCCATTTTACGCGCGTGGGCGACTCTAACCTTAATAAGTCGAGACTGTATACCCATCCCACGATACGCTGGCATAACCCCAGCCCTACAAAGGTAGCCGCAGTCAGACCAGCTTGCACTCCGAACAATGCCTGCAAAACCCACAGGCGTAACACCATCATACGCAATCCACCACCATCCATAGTCCGTGTCGTACGGTGAATCGTACGGTAGACAAGTTTTTTGAAGATACAGTAAGAGTGAACGAATCCCTTCGTTGTGTGGGTTTACTCGTTTAATCCTAATGGCCATACGGCCATTATAAAGGGTGGGGGTGAAGATTTTGTGACTATTTCACGTGTGTATGAAGGCAGAAAAATTCCACACTTGTCACGGTCCTCTTGCGTCTGCCTGGCCACCCCCATAGGGTGAGGGGTCTTGTGAAAAGATAAGTGGTATTACGGGTTTAGAAACACGCGACCCCTCGAAAGAATCTTACCATGCGGTGATTAGGTGTGTTTTTCGCCGCAAAATATGCGGGGATTACAGGGAACATACACATAAGGTGTGTATATAGTAAAAAATACCGGGCGCGTTACGGCAAACACGTAAGCTGACGCCCCCCACCCCCACCCCTGTGGTCCAGCCCCCCACCCCCCCACTACA